GTTGTTAGTATTATTAATGGTGCTGAGACAGTTATGTCAAAAATAAATAAGAGATTTACTCTCATAGTCGTTAAATTGTTAATGGAGTTTGTTTCTTTTGCCCGTTCTGATAATAGTAATCGTTTGGACAGTCTTATTTCAATTTGTATGTCCATATTTAGTTTGATTGATCATTTTGATCTGCAAGCTCAAGGATTAGAGACTATTTTATTAGCCTCCGCCTTGCCGTTTTTACCCAATACCTTGCAAAATCTGATTAAGCACATTACGTTGTTGTCTAATACGAAAATTTTGGATGATTTTTCTTTGTTGCATCGTTTGTTTGAATTATTGGAAAATTTTTTACTTTTTGTAACTAAATCGTTAGGAGTTTCTGCTGAAGTCACTTCTAATATTATTCGTTTGTTTTCTTATATAGGGTTTGGTTCTAAACATAGAATCCTAAGTAAAATGAAGCAGCTTATGGATGAAGCTGTGAAAGATAAGCGAATTTTTAATGGGGAGGCTTATAGAAGACAGTGTAAGGATTTGAATGCTGAGTTTGATTCTTGTACCGAGTTGTTAGATTGGAGTCGTAGAAGTGGTTCTGTTGGTGATTTGTTAACGAGATGGCGTTTGCATTTAAAAATTGTGGATGCTAATGAGGAAATTTCTCGTGTTGAGCCTAACCTGTTTGTTTTTGAAGGACCCCCTGCGTGCGGTAAGTCGATTATGTTGAATCAAGTTATAGCAGTGTTGGGTGGAAGTAATTATTGCCATTCGATTCCCGATGTGAATGAAGGAAAGGATTTTTATGACTCTTATAATTTTGAAGATATTTTTTATATGGATGATGTGGGTCAAAAAGGAATTAGCCAGTGGCGTACTATTATCAATATGGTTTCTAGTGTTAAGATGCCTTTGGAGTGTGCCGAAGCTAAGTTGAAGGACACCAAATTTTTTAAGAGTCATACTATTTTAGCTTCAACTAATCAGTTTATGACCTTGGGGGGTTTATGTAAGAGTGATGGAATAGCTAATATTGAAGCATTGTGGAGAAGAGCCTTTATTTTTGATTGTAACCAGTTGAAGTTGGAGAATGGTTTGTTTCGAGGTGAGGTTGTTTTTAGACACTTTGACTTGGCCGTAAAGCGTTTTCAGAAAGGTTTTCCTGCTTATTTGAAATTAGATCAATTGGATAAAACGGGGAAGTTGACTGAAAGTTTTGTTATTTCTAAACCAACTTCACAATTGGAAGGTTTGCGTGTGTGGATGGGTTCGATCGTTAAGGCTTTTGAGTTAAAGAAGAGAAATATCCAGAAAGGGCACATTATTCCTGAAGAAATAAAAGTTAAGAACTTGTCTGAAATTAAAGACATTGTGCGTGATATTTTTTATCCTGCAGAGAGTAGCATGTCCGCTCCCGTTTCCGTTAGTTTGGACTTGCCTATCAGTTTTACGGTGGGTAAAAAGATTAAACAGGATGACGAATATTTGTCTGCCGAAGAGGATGTTGTAAAGTTGCCTGTAGGTAACCATTTAAAATCTCAAGGTTTGATGGATATGATGGATGTTTTTAAGACTCCTAAGAAGATCTTTTCTTTCTTTGGTTCCGATATTAGTTCTATTATTTTTGATGTGTTAAAAGATGAATTGTTGGCTTTGTTGGATTCTTGGGGAGATACTACTGTTTGGAAGAGCATTTCTGATAGTTCTAAGCGTTTTAAGTTTTATATGGGTGGTGCTTTGTGTGTTATTGCAGCCCTTATAGTTTATGCTGTTTATGCGTGGAGTTGTTCGGATAAATCTGTTAAGGATTTGCAAGGGCAAGGAGAAAAATTTACTCGTAGTGCTGTTGGTGAGCACAATTCTGTTGAAGCCGTAATGAAAAATGTTTATGAGTGTTCTGTTCGTGCAGAAGATGTTGAGATGTCGTGTCAGTGCTTGGTTAGCGGAAGGATGGTTTTGTTGCCTGCTCATCTTAGTCCTACAGAAGAAATGAAGATTAAGATTTATCGAGACAAGCAAGCCAACCATGTTTGGTTGGAGTATACTAGCATTGAAAGAGAGTTTATTGATAATGAATATGATATTGCTTTGTATTCGTTGCCTAAGAATTTTCCGAGTCCTTTTAAATCGGTTTCACAGTGGTTTGGTAAGAGTTCATCCAATAAAGAGCAATTTTATTTGATTTCAGGGATGGGTTTTCGTAAAATAGATGTTCCAAAGACTTTGGGTTCGGTGAGCCAGTATAGTTTTAGATTTGGGGATCATGTTAAGAAATACACCACAAAGCCCGACTATATGACTTACGATGTTCAAGCTAATGGATTATGTGGTTCTGTTTTGTTTTCCACTTCTAGAGGTATTTTAGGGATTCATGTAGCAGGTCACGTAGTTGAAGATTTTGGGGTTGCCACTATGCTTAGTGGCGGTGTTTTAAGTAGTTTGCGAGAAATAATGGAGAAGAATAAACCTGTTGTGAAGTTGGATTTTGAATTTTCTGATAAAATAAGGGGGAATAGTAGCGTAGTACAGTTTTATCAAACTGGGTTACAGTCACACACCCCAGATAATTCCTCCTTAGTTGATTCTGCCTTATACGGTATTTATCCAGTTGATCGATTTCCTGCTGATTTAAAGAAATTTGGATCGGATACTTTAAAGGAAGTTAGCAAGAAATCTTTTACTCCTTGTGTGGCCTTGAAAGATAAAGAAATTCGTTTTTGTCGTTTGGTGTTGGACTCTTTTATAGATGATTTTGGGGTTTTGAATTCAAAAGAAGTTGTAGTGGGAACACCGCTACTAGCGGGTTTAAATAAAGATTCCTCAAATGGGTTTGGGCTTGATAAAGATAAATCTAAGTATATCGACTTTGACCAGGGTGTTCCTACTCCTCATTTTGAAGAAATTTTGAAGGAGATAGAGAGTAAAGCGACTCAAGGTAGCGTGGATTGGCAGCACCTGGTTTGGCAGGAGTGTTTGAAAGACGAATTGCGTAATGAGGAAAAAGAAGGGGTACCTCGTAGTTTTCGAATTGGTACTTTGTCTCAGCAGTTTTTAGTTAAAAAGTATTTTGGTAGATTGGTTGAGCATATTATGCAAAATAGGGGGTTTAATAAAATTATGGTAGGTTGCAACCCGATAAAAGAGTGGCCTAGCATTTATCAAAGTTTGTGTACCGGCAAGGTTTTTGCTGGGGATATTAAGAATTGGGATGGAAGTATGAATGCCGAACTTCAGCAGTTACTTGCCGAATTCTTAGTTGATAAGAGCACGAGTAATAATAAGAATTTGTTGTGGGCTTTAGTAGGCACATTGACTAATTCACTTGTCGTTATAGGAAAAGATACTTTTTTAACAACACATTCTATGCCCTCCGGAAGTTATTTAACCGCTATCATGAATAGTATTATTAATAAACTGTATACTGCTATTTGGTATTTCCGTAATGTGCAAAATCCGACCATAGTTGATTTTTGGAAGTCTGTAGATGATTTTGTTTACGGGGATGATAAATTAAATGTGGTGAGAAAACATCACGATACTTTGAATGCCATTACTATGAAAGAATTTTTTGAAAGTGTTAATATGGGTTTTACCGATTCAGTTAAGAAACCAATTGTTGTTCCATTCCAAGATATTTCCGAAGTTACTTTTTTAAAACGATCTTTTGTTTACCATAATTTATTGAAGAAAGTGGTTTGTCCGTTAGAGTTGAGAGTGATTCAAAACACTCTCTCGTATTACATGGCTGGAAAGGACCAGTTAAGTGTTTTACAAGATAAGATTCACGCAGCACAGCGAGAGTTTTATTTACATAGTGATAGAGAATTTTTATTATCCGATTTTTATCAAAGGTTGGATAAGTTTAAGGTACCTTATAACAGGCTGTCTATGGGATATATGAAATCTGTTTATGCAGATGAAAATGTTTCAGTCCCGGTCAGTTTTGGGGAACCAAATTTGTATTTTTAAGTTATATATTGCGTTATAATCTTTTCCGAACCTTAAATGGAAAAGAGCGACTGACTTATTAATATTTTATAATTTAAGGAGATGGGTTATTGATACTTATTGTGGTTTGTATCCCTATCTATAAAATAATGCCACAGCAAATAATACTTATAATTATAATGAAGACACTGGAATGAAGGAGACAGTGAATAAATATTTCTCCTCAATTAAAGCGCG